GCTAAGTGATGCATTAGACATGCAACGTATCCTTCTTGCTCTTCACCATACACCTTTACATCTCTTTGTAAAGCTAAATACTTTTCTAATGTTACAGCTGACCAATCTTTGGGTACTGTTAATTCTACTAATGCCATAATTTATCCTTTTATTCTATATTGTTCTGGGTTAACTAAATCGTAATCCGTATCCATAACTGTGTTAACAGGGGTTTCTCTTACTCCTCTTTGTAGCATGAATGTCAATTGCTCTACTTTCTTTTGTAAGATGTTTCTCTGTCCAACAAGGGCGATGCCTGTTGTCTTAGCTCCTTCTAATTGTTCTTCTAAGTGTTGGATGTATCTTGCCATTTCCATAAAGTCCTCTTTTGTAAGATTGTTCAAATCTACTTCTAACACTTTATCTTCTAATACCTTTGCCATTTTATATATGTTTATATGTTTATATATTTGTTTAATTATCTAATTGAAATAACGTATTTACCTTTAGCTGTAGCTACATTACTTAACTTCATCATAAAGACGTAGCGGGTAGCATCTATTGCGTGGTTCATATAATCCACAGGCTTGTCTAATTGCTTTCCAAATCTATCAGTATCCCATTCGTATGAGTAAAACTCATTCGTTAGGTTCTGACAAGCTTTAGGTATGTTAATCTTATAGTTGTTCATAACCTGAATACCAAAGTTGATACTATCTTTACCTTTAACTACCGGCTTAACGTTATAACCCAATTTGTATAACTCATCATTGAGGCGTGGCTCTGATGAATCTGCCCATATCTCTTCTCTTCCTTGCACTATCTCTTTTAGTTTTTTATCTAAATCCGATGTGGTTAATCCTTTCTCATAGAAATGCTCTAATAGGAATATCTCTCCATTGTGTTTCCATACTGATACTAAAGCTGATGGGTCATTTGAATATCCATAATCCAATCCATAAGCAACAAACTCTGATTCGTTTGGTATCCACTCTACTGAGTTAAATGTGAATATAGCTTTCTCATTACTTACATACTCTCCTAATCCATATACCTTCCAAGCTTTCGGATTTGTTCTTTGTAGTTCTTCAATAGCCTTAACAACAGTTCTTTCCAAATATGGATTATTCTTATATGTTGTAAAGTAGCGAGTGCAATCTTGCATCTCTCTAATAAAGTGCATCGGGCTAATCGTTGGATTGTATGATAATATGATTGGGCCTGTGGTTCTGATTTGTAATTGGAAATACGATTCACTATCTATTTCGTTTGCTTCTTCTAGCCAAAGTATGGATGATTTCAATCCTCTTAGTTTTTCTGGCATATCAGTTGATACGAATTGTATTGATGAGCCTGTATAGAATGTATATACTCTATCTGTCTGATTAAAATCATTCTCATTCCATATACCCATAGATTCCATAATATCCTTAAAGTCCTTAATCACGGTTCTTTTCAACGAAGGTATGGTTTTACGGACTATCGTAACATCTTCTTTATTCTCCAAGCACTTCACAATAATCCATTGTAGTAGGGCGTAGGTTTTGCCTGAACGAGTTCCACCAATGTGATGCGTAACACGAGTTGGTGAACCATCCTGATTAGTATAAGTTATGGTTGAATTAATTTCCAGATTCATTGCTGCCTGTTTGGTTTATATTAACCTGAATTTGTTGTATCCTTTGTTCTATATCAGCTTTTAATTCCATTCTACTTTGTTTAGGTAGGTGGAACTCCAACATCTTAAGAGTTAAATCTACAGCCTTAGCCGGGTCTTTCTCCATCATTTGTTCCATAAGGGATGGTAGATTATCCATAACCCTATTAGTAGCTCTTGCTAATGAGAGCTTCATCATCTCTGTCGAGCGGTTAACTGCACCTGGCGGTCTACCTTTTGATAACTTATTTCCTTTTTCGAATGCCATGTGTTATTTGGTGTTATTTAAACATATATACCCTTTTAACACTTCATATCATCTTTGTAGTTATTGCTCCGCCTGACCACCTAAGAATTGCTCCTACCTATAATTGTCAATCCATTGTTGTTGGTGAATCTTTCTACTAACTTCCATTGAGGATTATCGGATAGAAATTCTTCTATAGCTGGCCATATTCCTTTTTCGGGCTTTCCTTCATAGGATTCACCGCCCCATTCAAATGATGTAGTATCATGGAATCCAATCCACTTCCTTACTTTAGTGTGATGTCTTTCCAGCTCTCCCTTTAGTTGTGTGTAATTGTGTAGGGTATCTATAAAAAGAAAGTCTGTCTCTTCTATATTGATTTCCAATGTGTTACCTACTTTGAATTCGAAATCCGTATCGGTTTGTATATGTGATGTATCTACATTTTGGATATCCCAGCTTATCATTCTTTCAGGCTTACCCATTAGTAGGGCATAAGTAGATACTATTCCTCTTACTCCCATTTCAGTTATATGCTTACTTCCTTCTGCATATCTCTTTAGTGTTGGTAAATGCTCATTGATATCTGAAGGGCTTTCACATAACCTTTTGTATATTTCTTCTATCATCGAAATGGATTTTCTATCTTTTCTTTTAAGTGCTTCTTTATTCTTTTGACATGTAAGTAGGATGTTGATTTACTTACTCCTATATCTTTGGATACTCCTTCTAATGTCTTATCTGAATATAGATATAGTTCAGCTAGTCTTGCACTTGTCCACATCTTAGTCTTTTGTAAATCCATTATTTCAGTTTGGACATCCGAATAGGCTTTTTGTAATCTTTCATCCTTTTCATAATCATATTCGGTTTCTACCTCATCATAACTGTCCGAAATGGTTTCAAACTTCTTATTGGCTTTGATATGATTAAGGAATCTGGTTTTAATGAATGAGTAGCAATACATAAGGTTAAAGGAAGTATCGTAATAGAGAGATGGGTTTCCTTTCTCTGCTAAATACAAAAAAAGGTCACCTATCAATTCCTTACTCAACTCCCTATTCTTAGTAATGTTATACCCAATGCTTAACAACCAATCCATGTGCTCCCTACATAGGATTTCTAATCTTTTATTATTCTCATCAATATCTCTTTCTTTATTCATCTTATGCTTCTACTCTTTTGATGTATTCTCTTACATCTTCAGCGCATCTCTGCCACAATCCTACTGATGATTTACATCCACAAGGCTGTGGTTCTTTTGTGTTTCCTCTTAATAGAGTGCATTTACTCCATAACCATCCCATTTTATCAGTAGGTAGATTGTTTCCGAATATACCCATCATAGCTTTCATTTCTTGGAATTCGGTTTCAGTAAATGGTGCGTAGCTTCTTTCCATTGTTTAAATATTATAGTGTTTTTTGAATTCTTTTTCTAATGCTAACTTATTTAGGTTCTGATAGTAACTCATTCTACCTTCGTATGGTAAGTCCGCTACTTCTATTACTTCTATATCTAAAATATCTACTAAGATATATCCAAGCTCTAGCATTTCTTTTTGGATTTGTTCTTTGATTTCTTCTTGCGTTCTCATTAAAATATATTTATTTCGTTACATCTACCATTATAATTCTTGTCCGTTAGTTTGTTAAGCCACTCTTTGCGTTCGCAGCAGCCGCATGATTCGTATCCTAATAAATCTATTGCTATCCATTCTGATAACCTGCTTCCAAATCCAAGCGTAATTACATGGATAAGGGCTTCAACATAATCGCCCAATTTAATTCTTTTCATATTATTTGTTTTTGTTTTTTAGATAATGCAATCTATTCTGAGAGGATGTAACTATTTCTAAGTTATCCACATGATTATCACTCTTATCGAAATTTTTATGATTTATAACCATCTTATGCCCTATTTCACCTATGAAGTGCGAAGCAACTAAACGATGTATTCTTCTCCAAATCCTTTTCTTACCTGTAGGAGTATCTACGAAGAACCCAGCGTAATGATACCCTGATTTGTGTTTCTTAGGTTTTAGAATATGCATATCGCAATTCTGATTGGTTTTAACGGAGTATTTAGTTGTATATACATCTCCGTATCTACTGATGTAGTAATCGGGTATCCCATCAATTTCTTTCATTTCTACCATAATGTTATTGTTTGTTGAATATAAATAGTATAAATTTATATTTTATTTAAAATTTACTAAATCTTTTGCTGATATGTAGAATGTATTGTTATCATCTAACAGTTCATCCGCATCCACAGCTTCACCTGTTGTCTCTATGAAGTCCAAAATCATTTCATAGGTGCAATGTTCATTTAGGAACTGAGTATCCTCATAAGTCATTATATCCTTAGATAGGATATAGAATACAGCTCCTTTAATTTGCCAATCTTTCATCTAATATTTTATTTATAAGTTTTTCAATATCAGTCTTTGAATCTGATATATTGGTGTTGTTTGATAAGTAAGCTGTTAATGCCATTTCAATAACTGCTCCCATCTTTAGAAAGTTCTGATTTGAATATTCTTTTAATTTAGAATGTGTGTCCACTTTAATGTGAACCATAGTGTAACCTTTTGTAATTGCCATGTTTATTTTGTTTTTAGTTGTTTAATATTAAAAGAATTTTCTTTTATTAGTTTCATTTTCTATTCTTTGTTTTGCGATTTCATAATACTCTTCCTCTCTTTCTATACCGATAAACTCCATACCTTCTAATACTGCCGCTTTACCTGTCGAGCCACTACCCATAAACGGGTCTAATACTACTCCGCCCTTTGGTGTCACTAAACGAATAAGGTATCCCATTAAATCGGTTGGTTTGACAGTTGGGTGAATGTTCTTTCTTTCAGTTGGTCTAGCTTTGTATGCTACTGCGGTTTTATCTTGCCCTTCATCTCTTCCTTTGATTACCTTTGCTTCTGTTGTTAATCCTTCATCTCTATCTTTCTTTGATGCTTTCGGGCAATAGAAGAACCTACTTGCTCCACCTTCATCACTAAAAGTAGATTGTCTTACACCCTTTTCATACTTTCCATAAATTGCAGCATTATTATCACCTTCCCATTTATTTGGTGATGATTTACTTTTACCACTTTGTTCGTCTAATATCCTACCTGCTTCTTCATCTAATATAATGTTTGCTGGAAATCTACCTTGTGTATTATGTTCATGTCCTTCACCCATACCAAATAAACTATTATTTTGATTTGAGTTTAATGAACCCGGTATTGATGATTTCTCATCTGCTTCGTTTTTATATTCTACTCTACAACCATCTATGTTTATACCACCTACACCATATTCTAATACATTGTCCGCAACTGTGCCAATTAGTGGTTTCCTCGCCATAACGATTGGTTCGTGTGCAGGTTTGAGAGCCGTTCCCCAACCTTCCCAATCACTATTGCCTTTTGTTATTGTTCCATCTTGTCCTAAACCTTTTGTATATTCATTATTGAACTGACTATCACCTCGGTGATTAGGATTATCACCAACCACTTCCCTTTCATTCCCTTGTAGTTTATCCACCGCTTTACCGATGTTGTGCGATTTAGGGAAGCCTGAACCATATATCCACATAATCTGGTCTCTAATCTCAAACCCTGCATCCTCAATCCTTACTGCCATTCTGTGATATGTTCTACTACCTGCAAATGAAAGGATATGACCTCCTGGCTTTAACACCCTCATACACTCTTCCCAAATAGCCTGTGATGGAACATCATAATCCCATTTCTTACCCATAAATGCTAATCCGTATGGCGGGTCTGTAACTATACTATCTACTGAATTGTCATCTAATTCTTTTAACTTATCTAAGCAATCGCCTAATAATAATTTCATATAACTTTATTTTGTTTTTAATTGTTTATACCTTTGTTGTAATCTTTTCTGAAGTTCTTCTTCAGCTCTTTTCTTTTCTTGCATTGCTGTAGAGAATTGAATGTTTCTGGTTTTAGAATAACCATTCTCTCCTCTTACTTCGTAACCTGATTTAATGTTTCTCATAACTTTTTTAAATTTATTTATGTAAAGATACAAAATTTATTTGATATTTCAAAATTTATTTATTTAAATCTTTATAAATATCTTTAAAGAATTCATCAAATTCTTCTTCAGTCATTAATGCTTTTCTTTGAGATTTAGTAATATTATTAACTACTACTTCTTTAATTTCATCTACTTTTACTTCTTCTACTTTATCAGTAAAAAACTCAAAGTATTTATTTAATAAATCATTATTTTTCATAACATATTTTTTAATATTTAACGATTGGATATACCTCTATTATTAGCGAAAATTTATATATTTTCACTCCATCATCTTCCATATTTCAGTAACACCTAACAACAATAAAAACAAAAGTGTTACCTATCTCCTTTTTTTATGAGTTGAGAACCTATATAAGGACCTAATATATCTATCGATTTATTGTTGAATCCTTTGGAATTTCACCCTGCACCAATATAGGTTGTAGTATCTCAGTAGATTAAGTATGCTCAGAGTAATCTACAACTCTTATCTCTTTATATATATGATCCTAAAATCCCAAAGAGCAATTATTTTCATAAAGATACGAATTATTTTTGGATATTCCAAATATTTTTACTATTTTTTTATTTTGATAATTCTAAACCAAATTTTTCTTGCAATTTCTTTTGTTTCTTAATACCATTACCTATAGTTTTATATAACTTATTACATCTTTTATCTAACCAATCAATTAATTCGGATGAAAGAGTTTTATTTGTATTGTAATGAAAGGCATATAGAGAAAGTAACTTTCTACGAATCCATATTCTTTGTTGAGTTCCACCAAAATATCTTAATTCTAATTTAGGAGGATTTTTTACTTTACGATAATTAAAATAGTGAATAGTTTGATTCATTTCATCAATCAATTTTAATTTAAAGTAATAAGGATGTGTTGGGCTTTTTATTTCATTTTCTAAAAACTCAACGATCTCATTTCTTAATTCTATTTTCATAACTTTTGTTTTTTGTTTGTTTTATTATTTACCATCCATATATTCTTCATGCAAAATATCCCATTGTGAGTTTTCTACAACCTCACTATCCAATGAATCAATTACCTCACCTAAAGAGGTTAATTTTTGGATTATAGATGGAACAAATTGTGGATAACATTCGGTAAGTTTGTTACCATTTGTAGGATTAATTGGATAAACAAATCTTTCAAATTTGCTCTCTAAAAATAACCCACACATCTTAATCCACTCTTTTTGAGTATCTGAATATTTTGTTTCTTTATTCAGAGAAATAGAAATCTTACCATTTTTCTTAAAATAAGATTCTAAAGTTAAACCATTTTTGAATTTCTTAATAATCATAGCTTTTGTGGTATGTTATTGAGTTACCATCTCATTTTCTTATATAGTAAAGATCCGAAAAGTTTACCATATTTCCAAATATTTTTACATATATTTTGAAGGTTTTTGCTAACTAGTTGATACTCAATAAAAAAAGAAAGGGAGGTTAAAAACCCCCCAATCTATCGTTATGAACCGAACAAATATTTTCTTAATATCTCTATATTATTAGAATCGTTTTTAACCAGCTTTTTAACCGATTCTAGCCCCTTTTCTCCCATCTCCATACGGAAGTTCCTATTATCTAAGAAGTGGTCTAATTTGGGTTTTAAATCCCTATAACCATCAAAGGTATTTGCCTGTGAATCTATCTCAAAGAAACAACTCTGATTACCAAATAGAACCGGTGTTCCTACCATCATACAATCGGTTGCAGATACACTCCATCCCGCGTGTAGTTGTTTAGGTTGAACACATACACAACATCTACCTAACATTTCGTAGTATTGTTCCTTTGGTAACTCATAGGATTCAATCCAGCTTTCTGAGATAGGTTTATCCAATAGAGGAGCCCATACCTTAAAATCAGTTCGGTGTTCTCTATACTTCTTAATCCACTCATAAAACTTATCCCAACCCTTATAGGTTTCAGTTCGGTGATTGAATACAATTACCTTTTCATAATCCATAGATGGTTGTGAAACGATTCTTTCTTCCTTTACACCTAAATGCATAACCACTAATATCTTATCTAATTTCTGAACGATATCATCATTAAAGTATTTACGGGCATTTTCCAATACCATTTCCTTTTGTTGGTGTGTATTAAGGAAACATACTTTATAATCCAATACATTGATAACTTCGTGAGGAAAGTAGAGAGAACGATTTAACCAACTTAAACCATTACACTCAGGCATTTCCCACCAATGTGAGTAACCTATGATATCTACGTTAGTATATCTACTAATACTCCAATCAGGCAAATGTGAATATACCACATTGTATTCCTCTTCTCTAAGAAGTTTAATGATATCTAATGGAAGATTACTTCTCATCCATATCATATTACCACTAATATCACATTCTACCAACTTTACATTGGGTAGATTAAGCTTGGATATTCTTTTACCTTTAGGGATAGGAAGTATCCAATCAGCTCCTTCTAATGATTTAATGTGAGAATAGATTACATCTATAAACGAATCCTTCTCAATATCTTTATTGTATGTGTAATTGGGGATGATAAGAATCTTCCTATCATTCCCCGTTGAATTATCCCAAAACATTATATTTTGTTTACATTTTCGGTGATACCACCATTATTACTAAATTGAATACTATAGATTACTTCGGATAAATTTAAAATAGAAGTTGGATTATTAACATAAGTTCCACTTCCAAAACCATTCCAAAATAAACAATATAGCTTTTCGGTTTCTCCATCAATGAATACCTCCTCTAAATGATAAATGGATTTCTTACCATCGATGTAGATATCGAATACTTCGTAAGCATCGTTCTTTGAATCAATACCTAAACGATATTTGAAATCGTAGGTTGTTTCGTTAAATCTGATTGTTGTGTTCATAACTTATTTGTTTTTGTTTATATAGTAAAGATCTGGAAATATTTCCATATTTCCAAATTTATTTAAATAAAAATAGGGGGAATTTCACCCCCCTTTTGGTTATTTACTTAATTCTAAGATTAGATTAAGAATGTTAACATATTCTCTTTTTGAAATTGGAGTTTCATCTTCGGAATATATCATAGTAAACTCTTCATAATGAGAATCTAATTCTCTATCCTCACCCACGGCGGAAATAGAATAACATACTTTAAAGAATTCACTTTGAGAGTAATCAGATTTACCAAATTTTTCAATACATTTTTGGTAGTAATCATTACCAATTAAATCATCAATTTGCATGGAGGAAACAAATTCTCCCTTTGATTCACGCTCTTTGTAACTTTCGTTGTAGATTTTATGAATTTCATCATAAACTAAGTTAGTAACTGATTTCATTTGGTTTGTGTTTTTTAAATTGTTCATAACATTATGGTTAGTATAGGTAACCACTCTTTAAGTTTGTATAGTAAAGATCTGGAAATATTTCCATATTTCCAAATCTTTTTACATTTATTTTGAAATTACTTCGGTTTCCCATTTTGGGTTACCAAATTTAGTATTAAATAATACTATCGATTCACTTTGTTTAAATGTTCCTAATAGGGTATCATTGTAATACTCACCAAACAAAACATAACCCATATGGAAGTTGATTTCCTCAATTTTATCATTTTCTGTAGTTTCACCAAAATTAAAGGGATATTTACTACCTTCTAATTGGATTGAAAAACTACCTTTACCATCGTAAATCGCTGTTCCTAAATGGGTGAAAGTTCCATCAGCTTTTGTAAGTGTTGTTTTGAAATTAATTGTTTGTTTCATAACATTATGGTTAGTATAGGTAACCACTCTTTAAGTTTGTATAGTAAAGATCCGAAAACTTTTTGATATTTC